ACCACCGCCTTGGATGAAGTTGACGTACCAGTCTTTGGGTGCGCTTATTTGCTGGGCGGTTTCGGTGCGGCCTGGCTCTAAATCCATTGCAATGCGTCTGTACGTTGTGCGGTTGTCAATGGTGTAACCGACAACTTTTTTACTGCCTGTTCCACGTAATGACGGGACTACGGGTGGGGTGACTTCCTGTCTGGATGTGCGGTCGCGATTTCCTTCTAAGGGTTCAACTGTGGCGGCAATGCGTTTGTCGCCTACGCGGACTTCCCAGTTTTTGGCGAATTGGCCGGAATACCAGGGGCTGAGAAAAATGAGGCGCCCGACGATTTGGGTTGCGGCTTCTTGAACAGTAACTTGCTTTACTTCCTCTAAGTAAGCACGTACTCCAGGTAGTTTTACGGGGCGCCTTTGTGCCATTATTCGGGCCTCGCGATGATGACGTAGCCGACGGGATTGTCGCCACGGTAAGTTTTGGGCTCGATAATTTTCATCATTTGGTCCGGGGCGCCGTTACGCGGGACCATAAAATAGTCGGCGTCCGTAAGATAAATGTAATTAATTTGGACTGGATCGATAATAATCTTTACATCGTCTTGTTGGTATAGGCCGCCGGTTTCTTTGATGTCTAAGGAGCTGATTACAATTTTGACGTTGAGAATATCGACGTTGTTTGTTGTCGTCCCAGTTGCTGGGTCGTAGACCGGGGGGCCTTTGTGGGCGTACAACTCGGCGTCTTGCCCCCACTCCATGATTAGGGAGTTGGCAAAGTCAAAGGTGTCGTCAACTTTGCTCATTAGTTTCGGTAGAGACGGATCATTTTGTTCGATCCGGTGGAGATGCCGGCGGCCCAACAGCCGAGTAGGTCGACGAGCCAGGGGAAGGCTTGGATGATGGCGGGGTCGCCACAGCTGTCGCAGCTGCGGGATTCGGGGTTGCTGAATTCGTCGTATTCGATCTCTAAAACATCTAATTTTTGGCGTTTTACGTATGTGCCGGTGGGGGCGCTGCCGCCGCTGCCGTTGCCTGGAAATAAATTTGGCTTGCTGTTGTATTGGATTGCTAGAGCAACCTCAGCTTCTTGCACGCGGTAGGGAATTCCTAGGCAGTCAGATGTCACGCCGTCGCAAACTGCGCCGTTGCGGGGCCATTTAAGGCGTTGGCTGGCCTTACAACGGTCGCCCTTGTAATCCAGGGTTTCGAGCCAGCGGGTGGCTTGGATTAGGGATAGGTTGCGGAGTTCTTCGTCGGCTGCAGACCACTCGCCGCCGCCTGGCATGTTTGCGGCGATTTGAAGCGCCGTTTCCATTGTTAGGTAGCTGTTACTTGATGATCCGCTCAATGTTGCGTCGAGCGTGATAGCCATGGGTGCTGCGGTCATTAGACAACTTCCGTGTGATACACCGTGACGCCTTCTCGTACCAGTCTAAGGCGCTCTTTACTGGCTTTTGGTAGGGCGTAATCTTCGATCCATTGGACGCCGTTGCGCCAGCAATAGATGCGTACAAGTTGGATCACTGCGGAGGCTTCCGGGTGTCGTCTCCATCGTAATTAGTGGGTAATAAAAAAACCCTCCCCGGTGTGGGGGAGGGTATAGCTGCTCTCTGATTTGAGATTATCAGGCGTAAGGGGTGGCAGCGATTGGGGTGTTGACGTGGATTTGCACGATTGGCACCAGTTTGCTGCTCTGGTAGCAGAGCTTCCAGTTGCCGGCGGTGACGAGGCCGGTGGCGCCGTCGTTGGCGGGGTTGTCGCCTGCAGCGTCCCAGCTGGTGCCCATGATGTGCATACCGTAGTGGTAGTCAAGGGACATCACGTCCTGTTTCGACAGGATGTTGCGGTCAACTTCCGTCCGAAGCTCTTGCTGGACACCCTCGTTGATTACGCCGCCGCCGAAGGCGTAGACGGGGAAACAAGGGTATTCGCTGCTGGTTCCCTCGTTTAGTGGGGTCAGCATGTCGTCCACGATGACGCGGGCGCCCATGAAGAAGGCGACGTCGTCGTTGCGGAGGTTGATGCCGCCACCACCCCACTGGATTGCACCGCCTGTGGACAGTGAATCGGAGGAGAAGGTCAGCGCACCAACTTGGACGAGGTAGTAATACACGGAGCTGTGCATTGCTACGGCGGTGATGTCGCCGCCGCGTTCGCCCAGCTTGGCGCGGGCCTCAGCAAAGACCTGAGCTGTCAGAAAGTTGGCTTCGCCTGGAGCAACCGTTCCAGAGCATTTGTCGAGAACGTTGGTGTCGAGGGCTGTGCCGAACAATCCTTCGAGCTGGGCCAGAAGGGTGCTAGTGCGCAGTTTCAGGATGGCGCGGGTCAGGTAGCTGCGGATTGCAGCCATCGGATCTGTGCCAGAACCCAAGGAGCTGAGGTCATCCACCGCGTACGAAAATCCGCGGTGCATGATCGTCATGATCTGCTCGTCCGCAGTGATTTTCTGCGGGGTCAGATAACCGGCGCCTGAGGTTCCCCAGGTGTTATTTGACTCGATTACTTCTTCTACCGGGGAAATCGGCTGGAAGAAAGGAACACGAACACGCACGCCGCCGGCACGGCAATCCAGGGCGCTGTTACGCACCAGGGCACCGGATTGGATGAATGGGCAGCGCTCAAAAATTTCTTCGCTCAAATAGCCAAGAAATTCTGGACGTGTAACTAGGTCGGGAAGAAAAGTTCCGGTTCCGTAGTTCTGATAAGGGGCTGCGATAGCTCTCCTGTGCAATGGGGTTTGTTACCCGCGTCTGGCTTCGGCCTTTAGGGCTTTGGCAAGATCGGGATTTTCAACCTCAAGGCGCATAGCCTCTGTCAGGTTGCCGCTGCGGTAGGGGTTGTCGCGGCCTGGAGCAACACTGCCCCCGGCGGCGCTTCCCATGCCCTGCGCTCCAGATGCTCCGAAGTGGTGCTGCCAATCAGCACTACTTTTTAAGTTGGCGAGGTAGTCACCCAGTGGTTGCTCAACGCCCCCGTTAAGTACGACTGGTTTGCCTTCCTCGTTCGCTCGTAGTTGCTGTTGCAGCAACTGGAACATTTGGTTGCTATTGACCGCGCCAGCCTGATTGATTTGGCTGAGGGAGGCGGCACGAAGGCGGTCCTGTTCGCGGTCTTGCGTCACAGACGCGAGCTTGGCTTCCAGTTCCACAATTCGTGTGTCGCGCTCGGATACCGATTTTTTGGCATCCTCCCAAAGTTGTTTGAATTGTCCTTGGGATTCCAAGGACTTTTGGGTGGCGGCGGTTTGGGCATTCTTCAGTTCAGCTAGCTCGGTTTGAAATTGAGTTAGCTGCGCTTCGGCGTCCTTTGCTCGCTTTTCTGCCGCTCGCGCATGCGTGTTGGCTAGGCCAAGTTTGTGCTTTAGAGCAGCATCATCCGGATCGGTACTACCGTTCGAGGATGGGGCGGGCATGACTGGCTTGTTGAGAAGGGCGGGGTCCACGGCCACTGGCTCGCTTGTGTTGGGCACTGCCTCAACTACCGCATTGTCCTCAGACATAAAATGCGTAAGGTTTACTCTCTAATACTACATACTTTTGATTACTTCTTCTTGCTCTTAGTTTTACCTTTTCCGGTTGGAACGCAGTTATTTACTTGCTTGCCGTTTTTTCCTTTCTTTGTGCCGGCTGCGCGGTAACCGTCCCAGCAAGCTTTGCCGCCTGCTTTTTTCTTGGTTGCCATTAACTTTGGCTCCGGTTATACGTTTGCATGTCCTGGGGTGTGCCTTCGACGGGGATGCCTTCGGTTAAGAAGCGGGGCTTCTTGATTTCGCTGATGTCGGGGATTGGCATGCGGATGAATTCCGTCTTTGCCTTTAGGGGTTTATGTGCCATGTCGGGGGTGGGGGGTTAGGTCAACTTTAATCGTTCTTCTTCGCCCCAGCTGCGACGGCGCTGCCGGTGAGGAGGGCGAGGGTGGTGGCGATCATTACGTTGAAGGTGGTTTCGTAGCGGTCGCCGATGGCCGGGCAGGCTTCGAGGCCGCCGTTGCGGGCGCAGAAAAACATCCCCGTGCCAAGCGTTATGGCCTGGAATGCAAAAACGCCGCTGAGGAGAAGAATTAGATACTTCTCCTTGTTGAATTGGCGGGGTTCGGGCATCAGGCCGGGGCAGGGATGGCTACAAAGTCGTCTTCGTTGCCGTTGATCAGGCTGCCGCCAGTCATGACGCCTTTTTCGTCGGTGACTTCAGGGAAAATGCTTTCGCCCATCTTCACCCAGCTGGTCAGGTCCGCGTAGAAACTTGATTCGTCGTAGGTTTCGTTGACCCCGAAATACTCAGCAATCATTGGGCTGGCGTTGGCAAACGCCTCATCAGCTGTAATGACGTTGTTCATGCCGCCGTGGAACATCAAACTTTCGGCAACCGCGTTGTTGCTGACACGTTTGCCGATGCAGAAATTGGTGCTTGGGTTGTTGTTGCTCAGCGTGGCCGAAGCAATGTTCACTACGCCACGCAGCGAAAAACTGCCGTCCACATTGCCGATGTAATACTTCAGGAATCCGGCTGTGCCGTCGTTAGCAAACAGCAGTTTGCCGCCTGCGTTTGGCGCGTACCAGGTGTTAATCCCGGCTTTGTTGACACCGTTATTCCCAGTCAGATAAAGGCCGTGGTTGCTGCCGCCTCGGCGCAACATGATCGCGTTTTCGCCCGAGCTAAATAGCGTGACGAACTTGCCATCTGAGGCAATGTCGAATTCGGTCAGCGTTACGCCGATCGTCCAATCCTTTGACCAATCCAGCAGATTGGCGTTGTCTGCGCCTTTGGTGGTGAATTCGACGTAGTCGTTTGAGCCGTCGAAGCGGATAAAGGAGTTGGAGAATTGGCCGACGACTTCTAGGGCGGTGGTGAGGCGCTGGAGAGCGCGGGTTTTGAAGGCGTTGAATTCTTGGTCGGGAACAAGAAAGTTGTTGCCGTCGCGTTTCCAGCTGCCGCGGTTGGAGCGGTCAAAGTTGAAACGGCTTAGGCCGCCGACGCTTTCGGCCGTGATGTGGTCGTTGCTGTATTGCAGTAACGCCACGTTGGCGGGGTTGACTAGGACGCCTTCGACAACAGTCGATAGACCGGCTCCTTCCAGTGCTGCGTAGGTGGCGTCAATGTCGAGGACTGGGATATAGCTTTCCGGGATCGGCCAGGTCTCGATGTCCTCCACTTCGATTAGTGAAAAGGAGTTGATGCCGAAACAGCCGATTTCAAGGGTTTTGGCGCCCGAACCGGGGCCGCCCTGCTTGGTTGCTTTGATTACGAAGACGACAGAGTTGCCATTGACCCGTTGGCCTGGCGCTACCTCATGAAATGAGTCCTTAAAGGCCATTGAACGGGTCTAATACGTTGGATCCATTATAGATCCGCTGTATTTGATGGGATCTCAGACTTACAGATCAGTTGCCGTAAGGAGTTGGGCGGTTGTCAACCAATCCGTCGGCGCGCTCTGCGTAGTTGCAGAAAGCCACGTCCTTGGCACCGTCGTTCCAGCAGCTGGCTTTTTCGGGAGACATTGAAGCTTGGATGCGGGCTCCTAAGTACAGAGGGAAAAGCAAGACGTTGGCAATGGGGTGAGATCCGGGGCCTTTGGAGAAGCCAGGGTCTACAGGTTGAGCAATTGCTGCGCTGGGAATAACAAGAGCAATTGAAACGGCTAGAGCTGATAGGCGATTCATTAAAAGAAGCAGCTATAAGAGTGCTGACAAATACTAGGGCCGGGGTTTAAAACGCATCAGGGTGTGTAGTACCAGCTCAATAACGGAGTTGTCCTTGAGTTTGCTCATGCCGATGATCTCGGATGCAGCGGTAACAATGATCCAGAAAATGGGGCTTGAAAGAAGGTCAGTCATGGGTTGCTTGGGTTAGAACCATCCGCCGATGGTGATGTGATAAATGGTGCCTGTATTGATGCTGCTCCAGGCATGGCCTTTAGAAGATGAAAGTTCAAATTCAAAATGACCGTTGTAGTTCCACCTCCAAGATTCGCTACGGAATTGCCTTTTCATTTTCCAGTTATTGGTGACAGTGGCGTAGTACCAAATCACGCCAATAGGTCCATATTGTGTCGTTACTGAACCGGTGTCGGGACATAAATCTTCGGACAAATCAACGCCATTGTTTGTTTTAAAGCTGAACCTTAAATAGTTGCCGTTTTTGTAGAATTTTCCATCTGCGGGGGCTGAATTGGTGCTGGGTTTATCGCCGTCGTAAATCCACGCTAGTTGCGCCGGTTTGGGGCCTACCTGTGCATCGACATAGCCTTTGTTGACAATGTTGGTGGATAATTCAATTTTGCCGTCGTAGTTGACAGCATCAACAGTTGTTCCGCTGTTGTGGTACGACTGCAGCAGATTGCCTTCAGTTCCACCATTGATTGTGCCTTTGATGGTGAAGCCAGCATGATTAGCTGTGTCGACTTTTAGTAGTGTCAGCTTGTTGGTGAAATCTGCCGATCCATTGGTTCTGATCAGTGCAGTTGTCTCTACGTCGTCGGGTTTGGCCTCAAATGCGTAGCCTGTATTGCGGATTGATTTGACTAGTTGGCCGACGTAAGAACCCGTGGTTTGAATTCCACCGTTGGCTTTTAGCGTTATGACCTGCTTGCGGTTGTTGGGTGATCCATTGTCGTAACCGAAAATTGAAAGCGCAGATTCAAAGCTGCTGCCTGATGAAATGCCGATTGGTTTGCCGCCTGCCGCATTGATGTTTAGTGATGCGCGGTTGTCTAGCGATGACGTGCCAGTTGCTTTGATTTCGGCGCCTCCGCCAAATTCAAGGTTGCCCAGCATTCTGCCGCCGGTAATTGGCAAGAAATCGCCGCCGGTGTTGACTGCGTCGTCAACGTATTTGCGGTTGACAAGGCTTTCTTCTTCGTTGCTGGTGCCGGTGTATGTGCTGTTGCCGTTGATTGTTAGTGAGCCGTTGGCAACGACTGGGCCGGTTAAAGTGCCGCCGGATAAACTCAGCTTTAAATCGTCTTGTAAGTCGACGTATTCTTTGGTCGCCCCAGCCTCATTTTGGGGGTAGATGTAGACCTGCTTTATTTCGGTGGGGCCGAAACCAGCATTGCCTGAAACATATTCGACGCCTACACCGGTTGGAGCCCCAGCTGCATCGCTGACTCTATATCTGGATAGTTTTTCAGTATCACTGTCGACAAAATCAATGATGTCGCCGACGGCTATGGGTTTTGTAACGGCGCCATCTAAATCCTCAATGCCGAAGCTAACAGCTATGACATTTGACCAGAAAGGATTATTGGTAGACATTTCGCCGGGTCTAGAAACTGGCGCGCCATCTACATTTTTGACTTCGTATCTAGCGACCTTGCCTCTGCTGACGCTTAGCTCATCAATTTGGTTTTGGAGGTTGGCGTCTTTGCCGTCGGAATAGGCAATTGTGGCGTAGGAACTCAGATCAGCAGCAATGTCGCCGGCTAGTTTTGAGCCGTCAATGATGATGCTTGCGGCTGTGCTGGTTACGTCGACGCCGTTCGTTCCAGCGAATTTGATGTTGCTGTAGTTGTCTTCGTTGTCGACAAGTTGGATCTCAGCTTCGCCGGAGCGGACTTCTTTGGTGTCCCGCATAACCTTGTCGGTTTCGATGCGGTAGGGGAGGCGGTTGTCTGAGGTGCTTTTTAGTTGGCCGGTGAAAGAGTCGAATTCGAGACCTTCGCCGATGTTGAGGCCGAGTTTTTCGGCGTAGAAGGCGAGGCCGCGCGAGGTGTCGGGGTCGACTTCGACTTCGGTGACGGTGCTGGAGGTTGCTTGGGTTGTGATGCCGTCGCCGCCTTTGACGAGGCGGATTCCTTCGCCACCGCCGCCTCCGCCGCCGCCGGTGTCGCCGCCTCCGCTTGCTCCGGCGCCGCCCTCAAAGCCGCGGCCGTTGACGATTAGGTTGTCTTTGCTGGGGAGCATTTCGTTGGCTTTGCCCCAGACACCGCCGGCTTTTGGGCCGAAAATGCGCCAGTTCACGTTGTCGATGGCGTAGTCGCCGTCGGTGCCCGCGTCGTTGCGGGGCGTCCCAGCCACCGTGAGGATTGTGTTGCCGTCGGTGCCTGGGTCGCCCGTGGCGCCCATGGGGCCGGGGTCGCCGCTTAGGCCCGGTGGGCCTTGGACGCGGCCGCAGTTGATGACCGATCCATCGGATAGGCCGAGGATGAGATTCCCTTCGAGAATCGCGGCGGATACGACGGAGGTGGTCATCGACATTGGTTAGGCGGCTTTAGGGGTCGGCATTGGACACTCCTGTGGGGGAGTGGGCATTGGGCACTGTTCAGTTTCCGCTGGTGCGGTTGCCGTTTTGGGCCTGCCGCGACGCTTCGGTTTGGGTTCCACCTTGTCGGGAACTTGGATTGTTGCTGCGGCTGCCGCTCGCTCGCGGTCGCGTTTGATTTTCAGGCCCACTGCCCACGCTTCCTCCCACGGTCCCGGTATCCAGCAACTCATTCCGTTTTGCCTCCTTTAGACGTTTGGTTTCCGCTAATTCGCGGGTTAAATCCACTGTATCTGGAAGAATTTCGCCTGACTTGAGGATTTCTAGGAATGTTTTGTCCGTAATCGCTCCACGCTCATTTAAATCGCCGATTACTGCTACGTCTTGGCCCAATAAACGGTAGAAATCAAAGTCGCGATCCAGGCTGATTTTGGGTGGGGTTTTGTTTAGGTAGAGGGCGGCGAAATTGTAGGCTTGTTGGAGGGCGCTCTCTAGTTCCATTGAGATGATGGAGAGAACGGAGTTGGCTTGGGCTTGGTCGATTCGTTTGGCGTCGGCGGATTCGGCTACGAATTTTTGGCCTAGGAGTTTGGTGACACCCAAACTTGCCATTTGCGCTTCTAATTGGTTGATCTCTTCCTGTTGGGCGTTGAAACTACTTGAATCTGTGCCCACGTAATAGACCTTGTTGCCTGGAACTGTGGAAAGGGCGTAGTTGACGCCGACCGAGGTGCCTTCCGGTTGGTCGTCCCAGCCTTCTAGGACGAGGATGGGCATTGCAGCGATATGTAATGCGTTAATTAAATCTGCTTGGCGTTGGTAGTGGGTGATATTTAGTGAGGCTATGTCTAGGAGTGGGGGTTTGCTGGTGAGCATTCCCGTGCGGTTGCTGTAGATCGGAACGAGGGGGATTTCGTCGAGGGAGTACGTGCCAGTGCTGATTATTCCTTCGGTGTTCCAGGTTTCGTAGCGGTTGGGGCGGATGACGCGGATTTGTTCTTCGCGTTTTTCGCCGAATTCACCGTCGGGGATGCAGACCCACTCGTGGAGGCGGATTTGGGTGAGTTTGGAGGAGGGGTTGGTGTTTTCTTGGCGCCAACCCCAGATTTGGGGGGCGTCGATGTTGATGAAGTAGGGGCGGCGGCCGCGTTGGATCTCGTCGCGGAGGGTCAGAATGCCGGGGTCGTTGGGAAAATCGATTAAAACTGCGCTGTGGCCGTAAGTCAGGCTGCTTACCAGTGCGCGGCGCGCATACTCGTTTATTGATGAGCCCAGACCGTCCACGTTGCTGCTGAATTCTTTCCAGTAGCGGTCGCCGTCGATGCCGATTGGGCGGCGTAAAACCATTCCGGCGGCGTTTTCGATTAGGCGCAGCGTGAATGGGGATAAAACACTGCGGTTTATTCGCGCTGCGTAGGCGTCATCATCCTCCCTCGGTTCTTGGGGTAGGTAGCGGCCATGCAACTCCTTCATGTAGTCGGAGCCATTCGTCACAGCCGCCATTACGTTCCAGTCCGGGGTCATGGCGTGGACTGACCCATCGCGGACGAAAGGCGTGTCGCTCGGTCCGCTGCTGTAGTAGCCAGGGCTGCCTGTCCATCCGTCTGCTCTGACTGCGTTGTAGGAGGGTAGAACCATGCTATTTCCTATGCAGTCGGCTGCTTGCTGGGGGTGAAAGGCACTGCCTCTTCGTAGTCTACTGAAAGATTATTCGGGGGTTGCTTATTACCAGACTCTGAAGTCGGTGCCGCCAGGTTTGCCCGATTTATTTAAATTGAATTTCATTAGGCAGAGGTAGCCCAAAGCGTCAAACATGTGGTCGACGCCTAGTTTTTTGTTGGGGAGGCCTGATTGGTCGTAGACCAGGGTGCGGAGAGATTTGATTGTTTCCCGGCAGCTGGGGTGGATTTTGAGGCGGCGCGCTCCAGTGCTGTCGAGGATGGCGGTGTTGACGCAGTTCACTTTGTCGCGGATTTTCCAGGGGCTGCGGGGGGTGGAGACGCGGAGGCCGGCTTTGCGGAGAATGGCGTGGTCGGTTAGACCGACGCCGGCGGTTTTGCGGGCGGCGCCGGTGGGGTCGGGGCAGACGTCGATGCGGCGCTCCAGGCTGAAGTGGTGGACGAGTTCGTCGGCCATGTCCCAGGTGGTGGCGTTCACCATCAGGATTTCTTTGAAGATGTGGAGTTCGTCGCCGACTCGGACTCCGCAGACGGCGGACATGTTGTCGACGTTGAAGTCGAGGCCGACCCAGAGGGGGAGTTTGGGGATGTCTTCGGCGGTGGGGGTGATGTTGGATTCGGAGAAGTTGATGGCGACGAGGCCTGAGAGGTTCTCGAAGCTCGCCTCAAATTCTTGGCGGAATGTTCTTGGGTCAAGTTGTGAACGTGCAGCCTCCACCTCCTCTGGTGGTACGTTTCCCCCATCGATGGTGGTGTAGGACCAGCGTTTCCAGCCATGTTCGGTTTCTCCTGCGTAACACCAGAGGTCGTAGAACCAAGATGCTGTGCCTTCCGGGGTGCTTATGAATAATGCCCATCCCTGTTTGTCGGCAAGGGCGGGGCGGAGGACTTCGAACCAGACACCGGCGTCCATGAAGGCGGCTTCGTCGAGGACGCACCCGCTGAGGGAGCGGCCGCGGAGTGCCATTGCGTTTTCGGTGCCCTTTAGTTCGATTAATGAGCCGTTGCGTAGCTCGATCTTTAGGTCGGATTCGTTCTTACTTTTGACCCAGGCTTGGGGAATTAGTTGTTTTATTGTTTTCCAGGCGATGTCTTTCGCCATTCGGTAGGTGGGGGCGCAGTAAAAAAAGGTCTCCCCAGGCTTATTGATGGCGCCGCGGAGAAGTTCGATGCAGGACAAGTAGCTTTTGCCAAATCGGCGGCCGGCTACTAATACACGGAAGCGGGCGTCGGATTGGAATACTTCGCCCTGCGCGTGGCGAAGACTTAAATCAGTGGCCGCGACCATTCTTTACTTACTATCTTTGGATAAAGTAGCTCACTAATACAAGCCACTTAGCCATAACAAGAGGAGAACATAAGGTTAATACTACCTTAGCACAAAACAAACTGTAGGGGTGCGGATTTTTTGGGGCGTTTGTTTGGGCGTTCCAGGGCTTTGACCCCTGCCCCCTTGTGCTACAGTAGGTATTAGTTCAAATACAGCTGTAGGTTCCCTGCCTGTCGCTAGTACAACTGTGCTCTGTGACAGTACCCCTCACTGGCATAGGTACTTATACTGTACTATTGTGTACTAGTGACAGCTGGCGACTGGCATAGGTATTTGTACTATGTTACAGTGTGTTACACTAGACAGTTTAACTACTGTCACAGTGTAGACAGTTTGTAAAGTAGCACACTGAAGCTTGTGCTTGCTGGCTGGTCGGATTATACTGTAGTCATGGAGAGGGAGGTAACACTCCAGCTCTGAACCTTGACAACTGAATTTTACCATGATCGTATCAAAACGATTGATGCTTGCTGCGCTCCAGGCGCTCGAAGCTGATCTTAGTCAGCGCGATGATTTAGAAAAGCATCCCGCTGTAATCTACGCTGCAGAGTGTAGAAACATAAGATTCGGCTTAAGTTGTTATTCTGATGATGTAATAATAACATCTTCAAGAATAAAGTTGCCGGGCGAAAAGTAAGCATTACGGCCCGCTAATCGGCGGGCTATTTATTCAACCTAATCTGACTTAATCATGTTAAGCTCCATTCTTTACACTGAAACTTCTAATTACTGGGAAAAACTTTTTATAGACGGCGAGCATATTGCCAACATAAAAAGCTATCAGCACGTAGACTTAACGGCTGAGAAACGCTATCTTTTCGAGTTAGTAAAAACTCAGCACACTCTAGATGGTTTCTATACCGTGGCAGAGTGTAAAGAGACTTTATTCTCCCGTTACGTAGAGTCTGCGTCATAGAAATCTAAAGCCCGCCATAAGCGGGCCTTTTTTATGGGTCGCGCCAGGCTTTATGGCCGCTTTTTATTGTTTCTTTTCGATCTGAATGTTGAGCTTGACTGATTCGTCGCCAGTCAGATTATCGGCCTCGCCTAATACTTTTCCGAGTGAATCCATCATCATTGCGGCGCTGGAAAGTTGACCTTTTCGGAGGGCTTTTTCTATCGCTCGCATACGCATATTTTGCAATCGTGAAACCAACGTCGCACGTTCGGCCTCAAAATCCTTGCTATTCCACTCGTTTACTACTCGCCAGTCCATCCAGGCCGTCTTTTCAGAGACGCTTTCACGATCAGCATGATCGAGTATCAACTGGCGCGCGGGAAGTCCATCGAGCTGTCTCCGATATAAACGCCGCTGGCGAGCCTCAATAACTGCGTTCGGATTCCGCTTTCCGTATACCTTCGGAGCGTTACTTCCCTCCGGTACTTCTCTTGAAAACGATTCCGGCACAGCCAGTCTCACCTAAGTTGGTTCAATACTAGCGCTCACACTCGCTCCGCTCGCGAATATCGAGCTGAGTAGCCGAAGGCTACGAGGTGAGATACTCCGCGACGAATGCCGCTGCCTCTTCGTGCTCATCACTGAACCGCAACTCGCCAGAATCAGCGCCCCAGCTGTGACGGAGACGGAGCGAAGCGACGTCAACAGCACCGTGTAGTCCGAAGCCGAAGGCAAGGACCACAGTAGGACCACCGCCGCAGATCATGATTTCAGCGGAATCGGGCTCAGCATCGGCGAAGTTATCGCCCCAGGCCATGGTGACGGTTTTAGTGATTCCGCCGGCTGGTAACTCGTTGATCAAGTCGTTAACGACCTGATCAACTAAATCCCGCGGAGAATCGGCGTCAACGTCGTGCTCGCTCGCCAACTCCCGCGTCTCACCATCCAGCTCGTCCCAGGCAATACCTTGCGAAGCCGCGTAGCGGCTGAGCTCGTATATGGCGTAAATGTCAGTCGCTTTAGCGACTGCCTGCTGGACGTCGCCACGTAACGCCCCAGCCGAATCGGTGGTTTCGTCAAAATACAGAGCCATGTTTCTCGCTGCGCTCGAAACGCAGCAATAGGTGGTTTAGGTACTTTGATACTGTAGCACA